CTGCAGCTTGCTTCGGTGTACCGTGCCTCTTCTCAAGGTGTGCACGAATACCAACATATTCTTTGACTTTAGACAATGGAGTCTTATCTTTAAACTCAACATACCCTTGCAAATGGGGTGTCCCCCCTGATCCAACTTCTTTGCCCCACACAAGGTATGACATCTTGGGGTGCAATGACTTCAAACGCAGTTCTTCTTCAAGAGTATAATTGTTAATGGTGAAACAAGCATTTCGGTATGGGTCCTTCCTCGGCATGGTGTTTTTCACAAGGTCAACAAAAAAAATTTGCGCAAACAAATGTTGCTCGCCCGACTTCGTCGGTGACCCTACGGGTCAACCTCGCGGCTCAGGCACCTGAGCCAATGGCATCGCGCCAATAAACAGTACGGGTAAAATCACAGAGGATCTGTTCATCGACTACACCACTAACTGGATACTCCAAGCTCGTGCTTATCAAGAGCCACATATCAGTACTAACAGAGGTATTAGCTGCTCGCCATCCTTCAAGCAAAGTCATATTCGTCTGATCGCCTGCAACAGTGGATGTACGAGCCTGATGCAATAGCCTCCTCGGCTTCATAGAAAACACATCATATTTAATATTCCCGGTGGTACCCCGCTGCACTTGAGCAGGAGGAGTAGCGGTGGACGTTCTTGAATTCATATAAATGGTCTTGTTCCGAAAAGTTTTGAAATAAGTTTTGTTAAAATGGTTAGACCCAGTCATGTCTGCAAGCTGACCAAGTGCCGTTGGCATAATCAATCCTTGTCCCGATACGGGATCAATCATTTGTATTTTACCAGGTTTGTACTTGAATACAGTAAAGTTTACATAAACATCGTCAACCAGGTTCTTGGCACCTTTTACCTCTGTTTTAAAATTAAAACCATTAAACCAGACACTACCCGTATCTGGGACGTCCTGGTTACAGGCGTTCCAAAAACCGTTACTATACGGTCGGAACGTTCCAATCTGCAACACAGCAGTTCCACCAGGAGTCTGCTGATAAATGGGACAACCAATATTGGTTGCCGTAGTCTGCGGTCTAAGATCGCTCAAGTTTATCAACAATGGATATTGCCGCCAAGGTGAAAATGTTATAGTCGGATCCAGTCTGTCTGCAAACTGAAGAGACTTCTGCGGTTTGCCATACGCGTTCAACCGGATCTTGTTGACCTGATGCTGGAGTCGCGCGACGCTGTACGCATTCGCCCTGACAGTTGCCTTCCTTTTGTAAGGCCTCTTTCTATAACGGCGCTTACCGCCCGTAGTATTAACAGGATTACTGGTAGTACCAGTTCGCACTTTGGTGTTTCGACCATATGGCATAGTCGGTATTTTAACATAATCGAACAAAAAAAATTTGCGCAAACGAACAAATTCCTCGGGGCCCAGCGGCTGGGGCCCAAAGGTCTCCGGGTAATACTAACCGGAGACCTGATCATAAAAATGTACCTCAGTCACTCGGCGCAACAACTGCGCCTGCTTATCATAACGATCATCATCCTTGTAAACTTGTTCCGGTGGGAAAGGACTCGTTATAACGAACTTATCAGCCTGTATCTGGACAAATCCACCCTTAACAGGAGCTCGATATTCGTTCCGATCGAGCAACCCAAGAATATCTGACCAGGGCATTTGAGCCCTGAACTCGTCAAGAATTATCTTACTCTCTCCATCATAGCCGTCCCACCAGTTGCCGTTTGACGGCTTCCACACATAATGTGATTCATCAGGCCAAAACTTGATGTAAGCGTCCCTAGTTTTGCCTGTGCCAGTCGGTCCCCACAACCAAATGACCTGGGGCATTTGAGACAATGAACGAGGTTCCAACAACAAGGACCGCAAATCACGAAATCCCTTGTGGAATTTAACATATTGCTCTGGAAATGTACGTGCTACTTCACGCATACTGGCTCCGTCTGTTATCATCTCAACAACGGGTGTAATATCAGTACGTTTGCCTTGACTTGTAATGGCTCCATCTTCGAATCCATCCCATGTTTCAGGTGCATCAATAGTCCGTGGAAAGAAAAATTCATAATCGTGAAAGTCTAGACAATGTGAACAGCGAGATCCACTCTTAATGTGCCCCTCACAGGTGCCCTTCTTACAATAACCTGCAGCTTGCTTCGGTGTACCGTGCCTCTTCTCAAGGTGTGCACGAATACCAACATATTCTTTGACTTTAGACAATGGAGTCTTATCTTTAAACTCAACATACCCTTGCAAATGGGGTGT